ACGTGACAAGTGGTTCCAGCCCAACATTTGACGGTACAAACTTTACAGGCATACCTAACGGAGCAATGGATGAAACATACATCAACGCAGACGGGACAGTTTCTCTTTCTGCTAACTGGGACATAGGCGATGGTTATAGAATAGAAGCAGATGAGATAAGAGCAAGAGATGGTGCTGGCCTGAAACTGTACGAAGATGGCGGTAATGGAATCTTTGTGGAGGACGGTGGACAGGTCGGCATCGGGACAACGGAGCCGAGTGCACCATTACATGTTGTAGGTTCTAATCCGTCAGTAATGACTGTGGAGCGGGATGGGGTTGATAGCGACATTATATATGGAACACAGCGATTGAAGGTAACTAAAGATAGCAATATGAGTGATGGTTTTGGAGGTGTTTTTCTCTTTGCAATAGAAGATGACGCAGGTGGAGACGATATCGCTTACATCGGCGCTGAAAGAGACGGGGCAGATGATAGTGGGAAGCTTATCTTTAACGTGTCCAAAAATGGAGCTTTTGGATATGGAATGGTAATAGACAAAGACGGCAACGTCGGCATCGGGACGACGGAGCCAGGAAATAAATTAGACATTGTAACAGACACAACAACAAATTCTGCTTTGCATATTGGAGAAGCTGATAATGAAGGAGGATACTTTACATCAACAACAGATAATCAATTATTAATTTCAAGTGGGAGTGAATACTCGTCTGGAAGCTGGTATGCTAGGTCAACAGAATCATCGCAGATAAGCTTAACTAATGGAGAAATATATTTCAAAACTGATGATTCTTTAACAGATGGAAATACTTTCTCGCCGTCTCAAAGGATGGTTATAGATACATCAGGCAACGTCGGCATCGGGACAACGGAGCCTGATTACAAATTCCATATAAAATCACCGTCTACAAACACTCGTGTATTATTCATAGAACAATCATCAGCCGATCAACAATTATTTAAAGTAGTTGAAAATCTAGACGGAGACGGAGCACTGTCAATATATGATACTAACGAGACTGAGAATATAAGAATAGCTTCGGATTCAGACAGTTGGCTAAACGGCGGCAACGTCGGCATCGGGACGACGGAGCCTGATACTAGGTTAGATGTGAACGGTGCGGTGACCAGAAGAGAGCTATCAGCAGATCCAAGTGATCCTGATGAAGGCAGTCATGTTATTTGGCAATCTGATGGAACAGGATCAGGTAATGATGGGGATATTATGATGAAAATAACAGCAGGAGGTAATACTAAAACAACTACATTAGTAGATTTTAGTGCAATTTGAGATTAAAGACCCACAGGAATAAAGATGGTATAATAGATTCTATATGAAAATAAAAAATAACAAAATTCTAAACAAGGCTACTCTGTCTTCATTAAAAACATTACTGGATAAAGATTTAGACATTCTTTTATCGTGGAAGCTAAGAAAGTTTGCTAAAGCAGTAGAGGAAAAACTAACGCTTTTGAATGAAGAAAAAAATAAAATCATCAACAAATATGGTGAAGAAATAGATGGCAAAAAAATGTTAAAACCATCTAATAAGAAGGGGATGAAAGCATTAGAAAAGCTACTTAATATAGAAGAAGAGTATCCTGATTTGAAAATCAAATTAAAAAAATTAAAAGGTATTAAAATGAAGCCCAACGATTTGATGGCTATAGATTTTCTGATAGAGGAATAATATGCCTAACACAGATCAGGTGAACCACAATCAAATACAAATTACAAGACTGAATGAACAAATGACTGCTTTGAGACGCGAATTGCAAGAATTTAAAGCTGAGATGAGAAAAAGCATGGATACTATCAACAAGACACTCGCATTACTTCGAGGTGAATATGCTACAAAACAAGAAGTAAAAAAAGTGGAAGAACATTTCTGCAAAGAATTAGAGGAATGCAAAGAGGAATATGTACACAAAAATGAGTTTAAACCATACAAAGTGGTTTTGGGAATTATTGGTGCAACTGTGATCACAGCTATTGTTGGTGCTATTATGAGTGGCGTGTTAAAATAGAGTAATAAAAGCTAAAAAGAGATTTTATGAAATATCCATTAAAAAAAGTTTATATCACTCAGCCCTGGGGTGTTAACAAAGAATATTACAAAAGATGGGGTCTTGCGGGACATAACGGAACAGATTACAGAGCCAGAATTGGAACAAATCTTTTCGCTCCACACAGGGGTGCAGTTTTAGAAACCCATTATGATAAAGGCGGATATGGTAAATACATAAAAATTGAAAATGAAAATGAAGGTTCAATTTTAGCTCATCTTTCAGAAATATTTGTGAATGTTGGAGACACAGTAAAGGAAGGTCAGCTGATAGGGAAAACTGGAAATACTGGAAACTCTACAGGTCCACATCTTCATTGGGGTTATTACCCAATTCCTAGAAATAGGGGAAACGGCTATAGTGGCACAATAGATCAAGAAGAAATTTTACAATTACAAAAAAACACCGATCAATCAGAAGAACTTCGTGCATGTCTTAATGCACACAAAGAGCTTATTTCTCAAGTAAAGGAGTTAAAACAAGAAAGAGAAAAGTTAAAAAAAGAGATAAATGAGATCGAAAAAGATTACGACGAAGACATTAAAGAACAAAAAAAATTAGAAGAAAAACTAAAATCAAAAAAAAAAGAAATCAGTAAACTTAAAAAGTTGGTTGATGAAAAGGATGCGGATAATACAGAGATTTTTGCAGAACTAAAGAGTTTAAATAATCAATTTGATCAAATAGCAAGGATCTTGGGTAGTGGTACAAAAACAAGTGAAATAATAGCTTCTATTGAAAGACTACTTCAAGAAAACGAAAACTACAAAAAAGCTAATAACAAATTAGAAAAAAAGTTTGTTTTAATGGAAAATGAGAAGGAACAAACCATCAAAGATTTAAAAGAAGAAATAAGAGAACAGCAAACCAAGCTAGAAAAGCTAAAATCACAAAATGACAATCTTTTAGTTAGAGTAGAACAATTAGAAGAACAAAGCAAACAGGATACTGAAATTAAAGGAATATTAGCAATATTAAAGAACTGGTTTGACAAATGAAATTAAGTCTAAAAGATAAAATATTAATAGGTTTCTGGATAGGTTGTATTCTAGGTTTTGTAATTATGTCAATATTAGTAATTATGGAAATCATATGACAAAACTACTCTTGTTTTTTAATAATAATAAGCATTTTAAGGTGATTTTTTACCTTTTGATCAATGGACTCTCTTCATTTTTAGCTAAATACCTAGCTAACACAAGTGTTGAATTATCACTTATCTTTGGTGCAGCCCTTAATTATTTGGTTTGGCTGAGTATGAAAAAAGTAGAAGAAAACACACTTTTTGATGGTCATCAAGCAATTGATACAGATTTTGATTTAGGGATTGATCATGAAGACTAATATAAAGGTTGATTTAACAATACTTCAAAATGGTGATTTAAATTTTCAAGAATTAATGATTTTGAGTTTAATTATGGCTAATCTAGATGATGGGTTTTGTACATCAACAAATGCTGAATTTGAAAGTGTGCTTGACATGTCTGATTCTTCTATCACAAGATATATAAAAAATCTTGATAGAAAAGACTATATTGAAAGATTTATAGATCAAGAAAACATTCACGGAGCAAAAAGAATCATTAATTTGACTCCAAAAACTAAAATGTATAAATAAGCGAAAGGAACAAGTGTTAGATTTTAATGATCTAAGTCGTATCGGAAAAAAAATCTATAAGTTGGTGATAAATGACATAGAAAAATTTGGAGAATTCAAGCGTACTACAACAGAGGTTAAACAAATGTATTCTTGTCATAGAAGAACTGTTCGAAACCAGTTGCAAAAAATTGTACAAAAAGATGATTCTTTATATTCTTTTTTGAGAACAAGAAAAAGTGGTGGGGGACGCCTTAAAGTCATAAAAAAAAGAGACTCTAATTAAAGAGTCTCTTAGGAAATTGAGAGGAATGAAATTAACCCCTTTTTATTTTTGAGCAATAATCAACAGCGTCTAGTAATTCTTCAGGCATCTTTTGCGTTTCCACATAATCAATTGATAAACTCAAGAATTTATCGAACCCATGATTATCAATCATATAGTCGTAGGTACACTGACAATAATCATCCATGCCGCATGCTTCCATATAGTTTTCATAAAAAATATTCTGTGTAGGACCAATTGTTGGCTTGTTAACTGGTGTCTCTGTTGGTTTTCTTGGTGTATTAGTAGGTCGTACCTGATCTTCTTCTGGTACAGGTTGGATCACCTCAGGCTCTTTTTGGGGTGTGACGGCAGCTACAATTATAATTATTATTGTTATTATTCCTAGTACTTTTAAGGTCGTCTCAATTAATTTTTTCATATTTTTCTTTCTTGTAATATTTTTTAATTTAAAAAAAGTTGGGGGCTAGAAATTAAAAGTTGAATTATTACGGTTACTATTTTTTGTTACAAACGAATAGATTAGATGAAAAAATGATTCTAGCCCCCAATTTTTCCTTCCAAATTTTTTAATATTTTTTTGAACGTACTAAAATTCATTAGTACATATTTTTCTTCCCGAAGAGGTCTTGCAATCACAATCTTGTATTTGTGTTCACTTTCCTCCTCAACCTGATCCAACCACTTTCTAGTTTTGACTATATTAGCTTGTTTGCCTCCCTTTACTTCAATTCCCCAATCGCCAGTTTGGGCTAAATCCACACCACCCTGTGCGGCTTGTCCCACCCAATTTCTGTGAGCGTCTGGAAAAAACTCTTTTAATTCATTTGCAACTTCTAATTCGTATGTTTTTCCCTTATTCCTACTGTTCATATGTATTTTTCCTTGAGGTGGAAGCTATTAGCCATTCAAAATCAAACGATTTTAAATATATACCTATATAATATCCTTTTTCTTTAACTCATTTTGTATTTTTCTATTAGTTTTATCGCCAATACGATAAATTTGTGTTAGATCTTTGATTTCTAGTAAATCTTCCACAGTTTGAACGCCACCTTTTTTTAAATAATGCTTTTCTCTTTTGCTGATTGATTCTAAATCATCAATAGTTTGTATTTTAGGTTCAGCAATTGTAAACCAGTTTTTGATGACTGTTCTTAGTTTTTTAAACATGTTTCCTTTTATCTTTTTTTCTTTTTTTAATTTGTGCTTTTTTTAGATCTTCTATATTATAGAACGGATGACCGCCGATTGTAATACGTCTTACTTTTTCGGTTCTAAGCCAATGATGAATGGTGGTTCTTGCAACACCGAATATTTTATGTGCTTTCGCAACGGTTGTCCATTTTTCTGTATCAATTTTCATATTTTTCCTTCAAATAACTTTCTAACTTTCTTACTTGGGTTGTGGATATATTGAATAGCCTGTCTGTTTTGTTTAACAGCAGCAAGTTGCATTTCCTCACTTGGATTGTGAATGTGTACAATAGACGAACCACTCTGTTTAACTGCTGCTAGTTGTATTTCCTCACTTGGATTGTGAATATAATCAAGAGCCCAACCACCTTTTTTAACAGCAGCAAGTTGTACTTTTTCACTTGGATTGTGAATATATCTAATAGCCAAAACATCTTGTCTAACAGCATTAAGTTGCACTTCTTCACTAGGGTTGTTTATATATTGGATAACTGAACCATTATTTTGAACAGCATTAAGTTGTACTTCTTCACTTGGATTGTGAATATATCTAATAGCCAAACCATTTTTTTTAACAGCAACAAGTTGTACTTTTTCACTTGGATTGTGAATGCAATGAATAGCACAACCATATTTTTGAACAGCAGCAATCTGAATTTCCTCACTTGGATTGTGAATGTAATGAATAGAAAAACCACTTTCTTTAACAGCAGCAAGTTGTATTTCTTCACTTGGATTGTTGCAAGCTATTCCTTTCTTTCTAAATTCTTTAAATTTATCCCAAGTTTTAGGTGTTGGCAATGATGTGGTTTTTCCATTTAAAATATCTTTAACTACTTTTAGTAATTCAAAATTGTATTTTAAATATTTTGATAGTGTTTTTGTTAATTTATGTTTGTTCATTCTATTTCCTTTTCAAATAACTCTCTAACTTTCTTACTGGGATTGTGGATATGTTGAATGGCCTGTCTTCTTTGTTTAACAGCAGCAATTTGTACTTTTTCACTTGGATTGTGGATATATTGAATATTCCAACCATATTTTTTAACAGCTGCTAACTGTACTTCTTCACTTGGGTTATTAATGTGTTCAATAGCTAAACTACTCTGTTTAACAGCTGCTAATTGTACTTTCTTACTTGGATTGTTAATGTATTCAATAGCTAAACCACTCCGTTTAACTGCTGCTAACTGTACTTTCTCACCTGGATTGTGAATGTAATGAATAGACCAACTACCTTTTTTAACAACAGCAAGTTGTATTTCCTCACTTGGGTCGTTGCATGGTATACCATTTTTTCTATACTTTATAAACTCTTCCCATGTTTCTGGTGTTGGTAGTGTTTTACTTATTTTCACATTTCCTTTCAAATAATTTTCTAACTTTTTTGCTTGGGTTGTGAATGTATTGAATAGCCAAACAATTCTTTTCAACAGCAGCAAGTTGTGCTTTTTCACTTGGATTGTGAATGTATTTAATAGCACAACCATATTTTTTAACAGCGGCAATTTGTACTTCTTCACTTGGATTGTGAATATATCTAATAGCCAAATTCTTCTTTTCAACAGCAGCAAGTTGTATTTCTTCACTTGGGATGTTGCATGGTATACCATTTTCTCTGTATTCGATAAATTTATCCCAAGTTTCTGGTGTTGGCAATGATGTAATTTTTTCATTTAAAATATCTTCAACTACAGCAAGTAGTTGATCGCTATTACTTATATATTTTGATAGTGTTTTTGTTAATTTATATTTGTTCATTCTATTTCCTTTTCTTCTAAATTCTTTAAATTTATTCCATGTTTCTGATGTTGATAAGTTTTTCATATTTCTCCTTCAATAATATAAATAACTGTTGCTTCAAAAATCCATGTTACTATTATGTATCCTAATAGATATAAACACGCTTCCACAATGGATGTTTCGCCTTTAAAAGTGTATGCTATAAAACTTAAAGCTAATAGCAAAAACAACCCCCATTTGAATACAAAATATGTTCTAATAATTATGTCTTTAAATTTTTCCATTTTTTTATCCTCCTATTTTTTAAATAAAGGTCAGTTTTTTGACTTGACCCAGGTCATTTATAATAAAATTAAGTGTTAGCGTTCATGATATCTTTTGGAACGCTTTGTAAACTCTTATCTGCCAATCTTTTTTCTTCATAAATACTGTGTGCGTGCTCTCCACAGCTGGTGCAGAAACCATTTTTTAACTCTGCTGCACAACACCAGCTTAAATTCTTTTCTTCATCACAACTTTCTAAAAAATCTAGAAAATCCTGATCTTGCATCTCTAAATCTTGAATAGCTTTTAAAAGTTGTTCGCTATCTTTTATATATTTAGATAGTACTTTTGATAAATTGTCTTTTGTTATTTTTATCATTTTAAAATCCTCCTATCTATATATGCTAGGAACTGGTCCTGCATATGTAGAATTACTTTCTATCTCTTCTCCCTCACCTTGTCTATCATTTTCTAATTCAGGGTTTTTTACTCCCTCATCAGAATATTCTTTATCTTCCAAAGCTTCCTTGTAAAGCCTGTAGTCTTCATAATTTGAAATTTGTATTTTCATTTCGTCCTCCTTTTATTAATAATATGTTTATATATTATAACATGTAAACCCTTATGTCAAGAGCAGTTTCAATACCATCCATTTTTATCATGAAAAGCTAGGGCAGCACTAACCGTACCGTATCTTTTGTGAATATAAGCCTTGATTTCTGCTAACTGACAGTCAACGTCTTTTAAAGAACAATTTAGCTTACTGCACGGATAAAATTGACCTAGTCCGCAAGCTCCACTACTGGCATTAACCGCATCATTCTGAAACGAACTTTCCCTACCGATGATTTCGGCAGCTTTCCTCCATTCACTTTTAAAATGCTTTTTTATTTTTCCTGCTGTACTAGGGAATTTTTCAATGAGTTTTAGTGTGTTAGCACTAGGAATATACTCGCTAACTTCATCCAAACTATCGCTGCTAACTGTTTTTTCAACAGACACAGTTTTTATTTTTTCGACAGTAACTGTTACAGTTTTGGGCTTCCTTTTACTAATTAACACAGGATTTTGCAGAACCACTGGTGTTCTAAAATCTAATCTATTTTTGTCAAACCATCTGCTAATCAAAATAGCAGCAATTATTATAAATGATAAAAAAACGAGGATAAAAATAGATACTTTCCTCAAGTCTATGTCAACCTCGATCTGAGGTTCTTTTTCTTTTAAGTGGGGTATTTTTTTCATACTTCCTTATAATTATTAGTATACTATCAATAGTATATTCAATAATCATATGTTGTCAAGTTTTAATTTAAAAATAAATATGTTAAAATAAATTATTATGAAACAATTCTTAAGCACAAAAGAAGCAGCAAAAGCTTTAAATGTTGTCCCTAGCACAATCAGAGGTTATATTCGTGATGGTAGGCTCAAAGCCACCAAAAACATGGCGGGATCTTATATCATTGTTCTGCAGGATCTAAAAAACTTTGTATTTTCTGATGAGCAATTTTATAAAAAATATAAAAAAACTGGTATGTTTATTAGTGAAATTTCTAAATTAAAAAAGAAACAAGATCAAAAAGATAAGAAACGAGGCAACCATCATTTAGGCAGTGTATCAGATGAAAACTTTACCAATGAAAATAAGCAAACATTAGTTGAAGATGATAATGAAGATGGATATTTTGAATTTTAAGGCTTGATCTTACCAGTCTCTATCAGTTCTCTTAGTCTTTTTTTCTTTTCCTCTTCCTTTTTGTCTATCACACCAAACTTGTAAAATCCAGGTTCTAATGTGTCTTCTTTTTGTTTTTCATTTTTTTGAGTAATCTTTTTACTCAATTCTTTTGTTTTTTGTATAATTTCCTCATTTGATTTGAGTGAAAATCTTCCGATAAAAAAGAAAATAATTGCAGTTAACAAAACTATCATGCAATTTCCTTGATCATTTCTGCAAATTTAGGTCCTATACCTTTAATTTTTTGTAAATCCTCCTTAGTTGATTTTCTAGTTTTTTCTGCTGAGTAATTATTGCTTTTCAACAATCTAACAACCGAAACTGGCAAACTTGAATAAGTTTTGTACTCATCCATTAATTCAACAACATCTAAATTGTTCTTTTTTAGTTTAACCACAATCTGCTGGACACGCTGGCGACTAACACCTAAAAGCTCTCCAATTTCTTTATAAGTAGCTGTATTGTACTTTTTTATCAGTTTGTAATTCTCATAACTTTTTTTTAGTGAAATAAAGTTTTTGTTCATAAGATTTCCTTTCTTTAGATGAAGACCCAGCTATATAGAATTTAATATTAAAATCGGAGGACTCTAAATTTTTGTAAATTCTAGTGCTGGGTCTTGTATTATCTATTTAAGCATTGCTATTGACACTTGTCAAGCAGTTTTTAAAAAGGGATTTTATCTGGATTTAATTCGTCTATATCATCAAACGAATCTTCCACGATTTTGTTCTCATCCCTGCTTAATTTTGTTTTTAATTTTTTTTTACTATTACCTCTCCAAGGTTGTAAAAAAAGCTATCTGGGTTTATCTCAACCTTGTTTAAAGCTTCTTTTAAATCTTCTGACTGATCTTCTGGAGGTTCTGCAATCACACTGTAACGTGTGTCTCTGCCTTCTCCAGTTTTTCTAACAACAATATTGTAACCCTTTGGATCACCATATTTATCATTATCAGAATATGCTTGAATAGCATTGATAATTGTGTTTTGAGAGATCTCAATGAACTTAAGATCTTTATTTTCAACATCCCAAACCACGGCTTTCATCACAATTTTCATCTTGTCTTCGTCAACACCTTTTGCTCCAAATTCATAAAAAGGATATTCTTCCTCTTTATCTTCTTCACGAAAATCGTAAGTATATCTGTATCCCCAAACTGGGTTACAGACAAATCTAAAGGTATTGTCACCCTTTTCAAAATCAAAAAAGCCACCACCATCATTGGCAGTTAACTTGTTTTTTACTTTTTCTGGCATGAAACTCATGCTTTCCTTTCTTGCTCTCTTGGTCTTTTCTTGGACACTTGGAGGCTATATTGTTAATATAATGTAATATTACTACTACTAGTGAGAGTTGTCAAGTACTTGTTTGTATATTTCTTGATAAATTTTATAGATTTTTGATTGAGAAAGAGCCTTATGTCTGTTGGATTGAGTTTTAAAATATCTAATATCTTTTTTGTATTTATTCTTAATTTTACGTCTCTGAATAAAAGAAATAGTTTTTGTCTTTGTGATAGCTAAAGCCCACTCACCCATTTTGTATCTTTTATAATTTAAGTTTGAAAATAGTTCGTATTTGTGTTCAATTTTGAACAATTGCCATTTAAGCATTTCTAATTTTTGTTTATTCATTTATGCTTCACGCTTTAATTTGTCTAACATTCGATCATTTTCCTTCTTTTTATTAATTTTGAATTTACCAGTATTCAAATCAAAATTAAAACACACCTTAGAATTGGTGGTTTTTGCATGTCGCATGCTCATTAGCTTAATGATAGCCACACTACTCATTTTTTGATCCTGATAATCTTGAAAAGGTCTCCAAACAAAGATGATGCCTGATGCTTGAGATAGCATCTGTCCACCACCATAGATATCAGCAGTAGTAGGATCTTTGATGTAATTGAATTTTTTATCAATAATTCCCCAAGGATTTTCTATCCACGCTTTTTTAAATCTCAAATTACTGCTGACCCTGATTGAGTTTTTAGCATGAAGCACTACAAAACTAACTACCTGATGTGTTTTAGTAATTTTCCCCAACTCATCCATAAAGTGAGCAGTTACCTGATAGTCTTCTTTACCAACCTGAAAAACAGCTGAAGCTAAACTGGTTATATTATCAAACACAATTGCATCTATGTTTTCTATCTTTTTTTTAATTAGCTCAAGCAAGAGCATTGGATCATCCAGTTTAATCAAATCCTCAACCCCAATGTATTCAAATTTACTAATGTTTTTCTCAACCCAAAAATCAACCTGTCTGTCTGTTATCTCCTCTTCGGGTAAACCTAAATCATAACTGGTCATTCGTGTAGCAAACTCAATCGCTGGCAGTTCCGTGTTAATAAACAAAATCCTATTATCTGAGTTAAGTTTTTGATTTAACATGTTCATCAAAAATGCTGATTTACCTGATTTTTCTAAACCTGAAACTAAATAAAGGTTTCTATAGCGAAACCCATTTAAAACCTCATCAATTTCACTGTATCCACACAGAAATGGTGGTTTGTTAGCCTCTTTCCTTTGTTTTTTGATTAAAGCAGAAAAACTATTACTCTCAAACTCAAATGGGGTTACCCTTTGTCGATCAGAATATGTCTCTGTTAAAGATTCTATAGCCTTTGTTATTGTGCTATCCATATAATCATCTCTTTTAAATTTAGGTCTATTCAACCCACTTCCACACATCAATTGTTTGAGTGTTGTCCTATCCTGCGTATAGAAAGCAAGCAAGCTAGCTAGTGCTAAATCAGCTTCGCTTCTAGAAGCATAATTAGATGTATCACCTTCATACAAACGTTTGATTTTAGCACCATTAGTAGCCTTAAAGGCTTTGTTTAGGATCGTGTGATTGGTGAGAGTAGGTGAGGTAGCAATGTTTGTGTTCGTTTTTGTCTTTTCCTTAAAATAAGTCTTTTCAAACCAAGCTAAAGCCTCACTGCAAGCTGTAACTGATCTTGATGATTTGGTATACCAATTTCCTGTAAATGTAAAAAATCTTTTTTGGTCATAGTATTCAAAATCAAACTTAGTATTCTTGCATCTATCAGTGGTTTTCTTGCCAACACAGAAAATATGAAACCCCAAACCAGATGGGGAATATTCAATGTATGTGTTAGAAAACCTACTCAAGATTTGATCTACCTTAAAGCTCGTTTCATTCTCAAAAACATGATCAATGTCTATTCCAACCGTTTTGCCAGCAAACACAAAGCCTAGCCCAAACTTACCGCTTAATTTAGTAATGCAAAAATCAAATGAGGTCCAACTAGAAGGATCTGTGGTGCTAGCGTTTTTCAAAGTCTTAGGATTGATGGGTATTTTTGTTAGCTTGTCACCTATCAATTTATATTTCCACAATATCCATTGTTTTTTTGACTTTAGTACTTGGGGAACGTTCTCGAGTTTGACTTGGTTGATTTTTTCTGTTATAATATTATTCATACTATACTATTCATGATAAACACTTTTCTTTAACAGGGAAGTGTTTATTTTTTTTCCTTTCGTTTTTTTTATTTATAAAAAGCGTTCAGACTCATTTAGAAAAAAATTAATCTTTTCTTGAATTTCTGGATTAACTTCTTTTTGTAATTCTTCTGGTTCATCTAATATTTTTTTCTGAAGTGATATGAAATGCCATGCTTTTTTTATTTTTTCATCTTCAGGTTTTTCTAGTTTAGCAAGATTGTATTCAAATAGATTATGGATGTAATCCAAATATATTTTTATTCTTGTATCTATCATTCTACCTTTCTTTTCTTAAAACTCCTAGCTTCTTTATATACTTCTAAATTTAAAAATTCAGTGGTTGGAGCTAAAGCTCTTCTAATATATTTTTTGTTAATTTCTTTGATAAAGTTTTCAACTTTTAAATGATTAACCATTCTTGAGATATAGGCTGCTGAAAAACCTAAACAATCAGCAAACCTCTTATTAGACCAATCACAAAAGCCTTTAAATTCATATTGGCTCAAAATAATTGATAGTAACATCTTCTCTGCCGTTGACAATTCTATGTCAGAATTTAATAGAAAAGTGTATACCTTAATGTACTTCATATTTCCTTTTTTTGTTGATAATTAATTAAGATTAAACCACATCAGTGCTTATAAGTCAATACTATTAGTAAAATAAACACCAATATTAAAAAACCAGAGTTAGACCCCAAGAATAATCCATTATTTTGTATAACATTAAAAAACTATTTGATAACATTAGTCTCAATTCAACCAGGCTTATATAATATTATTAGACGAAATATATATGAAGTCTATAATATTATAAGGGCGGTCGCAAAAAAAGACGACCGCCTCCCGGCGGTCTTTTTTTTGCTCCCTTAGTACTTGTTTTGTAAGTACTTGTTTTGTACTTTGTTTTGTTTGTTTGTTATAATGGTTTATATGAAAAAAATGTATTGCTGTGTTTGTGGGAAGGAACACGAACATGAATCCTGGAGGCACAAAAGATGGAGGACAAAAAAGGGAATAGTGGATGGATGGGGCTGTGGGGCTCATTTTAACGATTTAGGTTCAGTGAAGGAGTATATACCAGAAAGTATAAAAAAATCACGAAATAAGTACGCTAAGAGCCTCCTGCAGCCATTTAGGGGTAATGAGTTCTCTCGTGAATACGCTAAGCTGTATCCTACACAAACAGAAAGGATGGTTGAGGATGGAAAACTCACACAAAAAGAGGTCAAGAAAGCAAAGAATGTGTGGAAGGGGGACATTGAGAACTGGGATAATCTAGAAAAGACCAAGTAACCCGTGTGTTTGCCCGCCAAATATATATATATATCAAGAAAAAGTTTCAACAAGTTATCTAAAATTTCAAAGATTTAAAAGAAAAAAGAGTAAAAGTTTTATCACCAACTGTGTTAGCAAGCGTTTACACACACGCGCGCGGGGGTATTTTTAAATAATTTTTGAAATTTTCACTGTTTGTAGTTGGTTTTTTCTTGCAAAAATTACAAGAATATGTATTCAATATGTACATAGTGTATCTTGAATATATGTATGTAGTGTATTTTCAATATATGTATAGTGTATCTTGAAACTGCTAGTTGACAATGTGTAGCATGTCATGTATAGTAAAGCGTATATTAAAAAGTAGTCATGGAGGAGGACTCAAAATGTCAAAAAAAATTAAAAACTATAACGGGTGGACAAACTACGCCACCTGGAGAATCAACCTAGAAATATTTGCAGATATGGATGCAGAAAAGATTGAAGAGGCGTTCTATGCTGGACGTCTCTATATGGAGCCAATCACTTCTACAAATGTAAAACAGTATGTGCTTGATTTTCTTTTTGGATCGAGAGAATTTCCAGAAAATGCTGTAGAGCATATGGTTGAGTCGTATGCTCGATCATTTCTTAATCAAGTTAACTGGTATGAGATATCGACGCATCTGAACTTTTCTCTGTGGGAAAATCTAGAACATGAGTTTTCTCAAGACTCCAGTCTTCAAGAGGAATACAAAACCCTACAAGATTGGCTACAGGACGAATATGATACGCACATAGAAGATATTCAATATTTCAAGGAAATGGCGGGGGTAGAAGAATGAAATACAAAACAATACAAGAGGTAGCAGACCTCTTGCCAATCAAGAAAACAACAATCTATTCATATATCCAAAAAGGATATGTGGAGGCTATCAAACCAGGTAGAGACTGGTTGATTGATCAAAAAGAGGTTGACCGATTGGTCAAAAAATACAAAAATAAAAAAAATAAAAAGAAAATATAGGAGGATAAAAAATGAGAGTAAATTGGATGAACTCAAACACACTTGAAATTTACAAAATTTTTGAACAATTAATGGAAAACCAACCTTATAGTTGGTTGTATAAGATTGATTTTTTAAAAGAACCAATGGACGCAGACAGAGCTTTATTTTGTTTTCAAAATTATGTTCGAGAATTGTCAAAAAATCAAAAGATTTTTGATGATGAAGATCGGAGGCTTGATTTTAATTTGAAAAGAGTGTCTGGAAAATATTTTTTAGAAAAAGTCAATTTTCAATTATTGGCCCAAGAAATCAATTTTGGTTTGATTTCAAATTTTCAATCCGATTGGGAAAACATGAACTATTTTCGAGAATCGGGCTTTGATAGTTTTTTGCATTTTCTCAAAAGTGAAGGTGTGGATATAGAAAACTGGGCTTGGTTTTTAATCAAAGATGAATTTATTGATCTTAATGACTTAATTGCTCTTGACAATATGAACAAGATATGAGAATATAGGTGTATATTACAAAAAAATATAGGGGGGACAAAATGTCAAACATTGTAAAAATAAAATATCAAGAGGTAAAAGAAATAGTTAAAGAGGCCTTCTCATATTTGCATACCCAGAAACCTCATGCAAATTATGATTTACTGATTTTTCAAAACGGTAAGGTTCAAGGTTTCGGACCTTATGTGGGAAACAGAGAAAAAATATATAAAGATGAAAAAGAGATTGTCGGTGTCATCAAGATTTTGAATACAAATTTTGATTTTGTGAAACTTGATGACATGAAAAGTCTTGAAGATTTTCAAGAATGGCACGCTTTGATGACTCTTTTGTATTTGAAAAAATACATAGATGAAAAAAATATATTGACTACATCATTCATAATTGAATTTGAATAGATTGAGTAGCAAAAATTAAATTGACCAGGCTAGCCACCTGGTCTTTTTTTGTATTTGTATATTATAAAAACTGCTCTTGACAATATGCAACAATGTATGAGATTATGGATGTATATTAGAAAAAAACACAGGAGGATAAAAAATGAAAATACAAAAACGCTACAAGCTAAGAAAAGAAAACAGGGTGTTACAAGTGATTTGCGGGATCACAGACATTAAGGTCTCAAACATGTATATGTTGGATGATGGATACACTTCTGATATGAACACATATTGGAGCACATATCAGAATTTGCACTCGAGGCTAGCCGTGAGTGAACAGAAAAACAAGATCATCAAAAGATATCAAAAATATGGCTACAAGATGATTTTCAAAACAAAATAGGACAAAAACAAAACAAAAAGACTGGGCTAATCACTCAGTCTTTTTTTTATGATATAATCAAAAACAACACAGAGTTGTAAAATAAAAAAACATAGAGTTGTTTTAGTATTTAAACAAATTATCAATTTTAAATATAAAAAAAGTTATATGGCAAAAAAAAAGAAAAAGAGAAAAATAAAAAAAACCAAAAAACTCCTCGACAACATCAAGGAAAATAGGACGAGTAAATACGCTTGTCTTGCTGGGAAAAAGCCTGAATATAAGGATGATTATCCTAAAAAAGCAGTCGATTTTGTTGTGGAGAGAAAAGAAAAAAACAAAGTTCCAACGATTGCTGGGCTTGCAAACTACTTGGGGCATGACGAGGCTACAATGTATAGGTGGCGAGACAAGTACCTTCAATTCGGCAAAGCAATTTCATACCTGCAACAAATTCAAAAAGAGCTAATCATCAACAACGGACTGACCAAGGATTTTTCCTCTTCGATGAGTAAATTTATGCTTAACGTCAACCACAAAATGGTGGAAACTACGCACAATGTCAACACCAATCAGAATGTTGATTATGTTATACCTCTGCCTGATGAAAATAATGGATCAAAGGGCTAAACTTTAAATTTTGATCAAAATTCTTACCCAATGGACCAAAACACTTGATACTGCTGTTTTTCCCGGTCAATGGGGCAAACTCAAAGAGGATGTATGTTTTTTCCTTTATATATATATGTATATATATTTTTTATAAGGCTTATTTTCCTGTGGCTAGTAGCCAATTGGACAAAGCGATAGATTTTTCTAAAGAAGAGTTTTCTTAGGTGAGAAGGGGTTAGGATGGTACCTAATAAAATGGGTCCCATACCCCGCTTTTTAATTTTCTGTATTTTTTGACCCCGCTTTTTAATTTTCTCTAGTTTTTGATCCTGCTTCTTTTGCCCGCCTTCCTAATTTTTCCTAAGTTTGAACCGCTTCTTAATTTTCCCCAATCGTTCAATTAAAAATTGACACATTGCCAATTAAAATTTAGCACAGAACACCCTTAATATTGAGGGATTTTCAAGTCTGCAGGAGTTTTCTCTCTCCAACTGTGAAAGTGATAGTTAGTACTGCTAATCTATCAGGATTTCACAATTTAAGGGTAATGTCAGTCTTTGACTGACAGATTGTCTAAATGTAATTTAGACACAATCGCCCTTAATCTTGTACATACAAATAGATGGGGTTTGCATTTGATTGTGTTAGATAAAAGAGGCAACCCCCTTTAGTATTTTTCTTAAAAAAAGTAAGAGTCTCTAGACTGGTTTTTTCTAGCTTTCTTTTTTTGTGTTAGATGCTATTTGTATATCATCTAGCACCAGATAAGTGTTTGGGAATTATTTGGGATTCTGTCTTTTTTATTGAGGTATGAGTTATTCCTCGATAATCCCAAGAGTTCCCCTTGCTCTATTGTTATCACCAGGTAGGTTTATTTTATCACAATGTTTAGACTAAGTCTAAATAGGTTGTCAATTAAAAATTGACACAATGATTAGATTATATCTAATCAGATTGCCAACCAAAGGTTGGCACAATATCTAAACTTAGTCTAAATAGGTTGTTAGCTAAAGGCTAACACATTTGTTATAATTGCAGTATGAGCAAGAAAAGAGAAGTATTGTGGAAACCCCATCCTGGGGCACAGACTGAGGCTTTAAAGCGTACTGAGTTTGAGGTTTTATATGGTGGAGCTAGGGGTGGAGGCAAAGCACAACCCTTAGATTCAATTGTGATTACGCCTTCTGGTAAAAAAAAGATAGGAGAATTAAAAGTAGGCGATTGTGTTTGCAGTCCTACTGGTGGAAACACTAGGGTTACTGGGATTTATCCTCAAGGAAAGAAACAGGTTTGTGAGATTGTCTTTAATGATGGTAGTGTTGTAGAGAGTACTTTTGATCATTTGTGGTGGATTCATTTTAGTAATACCAAAAGGCAAGATGGCATTTATTGTACAAAAAAAATTCTAGATATTTTAGATTCTACTAGGGGTGTTTTTGCTTATGTGCCGCTCACCTTTCCTGTTGAATATAAAAAAAGAGAAGTATTGATGGATCCTTATTTATTAGGGTTAATTTTGGGTGATGGGTATATAGCAAAACGGAGTGTTAAATTTAGTACTAAAGACAAAGAGATTCTAGACTTTTTTAAATCTATTGGATTAAAAGTTAGATTTAAACAAGGTTGTGATTATTCTATTGGGATGGGACATTCTGCCAGGAGAGATTCTTATGGAAGATTTGTGGCTCATAAAGATTCTCTTTTTGGAAAATTAAAAGATTTAGGTTTAAAAGGAAGTAAAAGTGCTACCAAATTTATACCAAAAGAATACATATATAATACATCTGAAGTTAGATTGGGTATTCTGCAAGGGTTGATGGATACAGATGGGTATATAGATAAAAGAGGACACATGGAATACACAAGTATTAGTAAGGATTTAGCCCAAGGAGTAAGAGAATTAGTTCTATCTCTTGGTGGATATTCTAAACTTTGCTTTAATGGATATAGATTTCGTCTTTATATACGATTTAATAATGAAATTATTCCCTTTAGATTAAAAAGAAAAAGAAAAAGAATGAAACCATATAATGGCGGGATAAGTCTCTTAGGAAAGAGAATAAAAAGTATAAAAGTAAAAGAAAAAAAAGAATGTGTTTGTATTAGAGTAGAAAAAAAAGATGGGTTATATTTAACAAATGATTACACAGTAACTCACAATACCGATGCAGGAATAGCTTGGTTGCTTCGTGAGTCACATAACCCGGATTTGCGAGCGTTAATTTTGAGACGTAATTCAACAGATTTAGAAGACTGGATAGACAGAGCCTGGAGGATGTATTCACGCCTTGGATTTAATAAGCGTGGCAACCCTCCTGAGTTTATAGGACCGTCAGGATGTATTTTCAGAACTGGACACCTGGCAGATTCTGATTCTTATACTAAATACCAGGGTCATGAGTATCAGCGTATTTTAGTAGAAGAGCTAACACAAATTCCAAGAGAAAGAGATTATTTAAGGATTCTGTCTAGTTGTAGATCAACCATAAAAGATTTAGAGCCTAGGGTTTTTGCTACCACTAACCCTGGTGGCACAGGTCACTGTGTACCTGGAGGGGAGGTATTAACACCAGATGGTTGGAAAGATATTTCTAAAATAAAAGAAGGAGATTTGTGTTTAACTGATGTTGATGGTGAAACTTGTTTTAGAAAAGTAGATCAAACAATTAAAGAGTGGTATGAGGGTTTTTTATATAAATCAGATAATTGGTCTGCTAGATTTGAATGCACTCCTAATCATAAAATTGTAAGGGTAACAGAAACTAAAAATAAATCAGAACGCACTTTTCATCCCCCCAGTTTAATAAAGGTTAAAAATTTAAATAAGGTTACTAGATTACCTAAAATTGGTTTGTGGAAGGGGAAACACGTAAACGAGTTTGATGTAGAGTATCAAGAATCAAGAAAGAAAAAGTATCCTCAACCTTTAAAATTAAAGGGAGATGATTTTTGCGAGCTTATGGGATGGTATTTGGCAGAAGGTTCTTTTAGTCAAAAAACTGGAAGTTTTTCAATTGCACAAGCCAAGAAAAAGAATAGAATTAAAATTAGTAAACTATTAAAAAGAATTGGTTTTCATTACAACTGGAATGGAGTTAATTGTGTTATTTATTCACGTTCTTGGGTTGGATTTCTTAGTAAATTTGGAAAAGCAAGAGATAAATATGTACCACAAATTATTAAAAATGCTACTAAACAACAATTAAAACTTTTTTATAAAACCATTATGATGGGAGACGGTCATAAAAATCATTATTATACTATTTCAAAACAATTAGCAGATGATATGTGTGAAATAGGTTTAAAATTAGGTTTTAGAATCTATTTATCTAGTAGACAAAGAAAAAACAGAATTGGTCTTTCTTATGATGTTTCTTTTAAAGAAAATAAATTGGGATGGATAGAGAAAAAAAATATTAAAAAGAAATATTTTAAAGGTTGGGTTTATTGTTTAGGAATAAAAGATGTTCATAGATTCTATTTAAGACAAAACGGAACTGTGTTCTTGAGTGGTAATTCCTGGGTCAAAAAAAGGTTTATTGATGTAGGTCCATGGGGAGAACCCTTTTGTGAGGAGTTTAAGGTCTTGGGTAAGACTTACAAGAGATGTCGTGTGTTTATCCACGCTACCATGGATGATAATCCAAAATTAATAAAAACTGATCCAGGTTACGTTCACAACATAGAGATGTTAAAAGAGACAGATCCTCAGACTTATAAAGCCTGGAGGTTTGGAGATTGGGATGTGTTTCAAGGTCAGGTTTTTGGAGAATTCAATAGAGACAAACACGTGATAGATCCTGTAATACCTTCAAGAAGTTTTACGCATTTATTGTGTATGGACTGGGGATATTCAAAGAATAGTGCGTTCGCAGCTTACTTGGTGGCAATTATACCGCAAGTTACTGATGCTGGAGATGATTTTAATCGTGTGATTTTTTATAAAGAGTTTTATGGTAATCAAAAAACACCAGATGAATGGGTGGATATAATTAGTGAATTTTTGGTTAGTAATGATATTCCTTTGAGTAAAGTTATTACTGATCCTGCTATGCATAACTCCAGATCGGATAGCAGTATTTCTATTGCAGATATCATGAGAAAGAGGTTTGGTACACACAATATTAGGGTAAATATCACTAAAGGCAACAATAACAGGTTGGCTAATGTAGCTAGGATGCATAATTGGTTATCTATGGGACCAGATGGCTTGCCTTACTTGCTAGTTACTAATACTTGTACTAATTGGATTAGAACTATTCCTATGCTTGGATATGATGAACACCGTGTTGATCTAGTAGATACCACAGGAGAGGATCACGCTTACGATTCAAGTGTTTATCTTCTCAGCCGTGTAAAATACATTAATGTAGCTCCTGGTAGTTATAAATTTGGTACTGGATCAAGTAAGGTAAAACGTATTACAAATTTTGATGAAAAATCTGATAAGTTTACAATTGATCCTGAAGGTTTTAGTGCTAAAAGATTAAGAAAAAAATCATCAGACTGGAGAACATTATGACTCAAACTAATAAAAAGTATAGAGAAACGCATGGAATTAAAGATAGACATGTATCTGTATTCTTGCAAGATCAAGATAGGTCAACTAAATTTTTTTGCCCGTATTGTAGAAATCCTATTTGTATGCACACCAGAAGGGTAATAGCAATACTTCCTGGAATGCAGCCATTTGCTATGCCCATGAGTATTAAGTGTTCAAATAAAAATTGTGGTGCAATTTATCATTTCTTTAGTATATAATTGTAGTTATGAAAGATTATAATTCCAACAATGATCCAAGAGATTTATCCCCCATTCGTTTAGAGATACCCGATTATGAATTAGGCAAATTTGTGTATGATAGGATAGCCCAGGCTCAAAATGAGTGGGCTAAATTTGATTTAAGAGAAAGGCAAGAAAAACTAGAAGCCTATCTCTTTGGTGATCAATTACCTAAAAATCTAAGATCATATCAAATGCCGTATAAAGAAAATATTCTGTGGGAAACGCATGTAAGAAATAAAGCAATAGCAGTCAGCAGAATTCCAGATATCATTATCAAACCTGGGAACGTTCAAGCAAATCCAGAAAATGCTAAGGCTTTAACTCGTCTAATAGAGAGAGATTTTAGCAAAAGAGAGAGAAAAAACATTTTAGGCAAAGCATACGTTCAGCGTCCTGCTAGTTTTTATGCAGTTATCAAAGCCAGGTGGAATCCAGAGTTGGGAGCAAATGGCAATTATGAGTTTGTGAATGTGTCTCCTAAAAATATTTTGCTTGATCCTTTTGTAGAAACCCCGAATGCAGATAAGATGAGCTTTTTGGCAGAAAAGAAAAAACTGTCAGTTCATAAGCTGATTATGATGTTTCCTAAAAAGAAAACACAAATTTTGGAAGAATTAGGCTTTGTTGAGGGTGGCGATACTAAAAAGGAAGATTTTTATCAAAATTTAGTTGATTGTCAAGAAGTTTGGTTTGATTATTACAAGGAAGTAGAAGATGAACAATTTGAAAAAATCAGTGGTGTATTGTGGATGCTTGATTCGTTGGTTTTGGAAAAAATTAAAAATCCTTATTTTGATTTTGAAGGTGAACCTCATTATTTTAAATATGATCACTTAGGAAAGAAAAAAGAAATTAGCGACGTAGAGTTTTTTGAAAAGATGTTTGGTGGAAATGATCAGAATTTAGTTAGAAATAAAGAATTTCAAAATTTCTTTAAAGATCCAAGAAAACCATATTTTATCATGACATATCAAAATTGGGATAAACCAGTTGATGAAACTACAAATTACGAACAAGTATTAGAGCTTCAGGATAATATTAATATTGAAGGCAGACAAATCCATGAGATGAATGCTAGAAGTAGGGGTAAACACGTATTTAATACTCAGGCTATCAAAAAAGAAACAATAGAATCAACAGATTATAATGATCCAGATCAAGCTATTGTCGTTGATGGTAATATCAGAGATGTTTATAGTTATATTTCAAGTCCTCCTGCACCAAGTCAATTGTATAGTGCAAAAAACATTGATAGATCAATAGCTTTTGAAATGTTAGCACTCAATGCCACAACTCGAGGCACTAGAGAGGCTGGTGATGAAACTTTGGGTGCAAGACAGATGATGAGGGAGCAGGATTTTGGTGTGATTGATGATATGGTTGATGATACTATAAATCAGGCTAGTGAATGGATGGCAGAGTGGACACTTCAGTTTATAAAGCTTTTCTATAAAAAACCTCATATGGTTCGAGTTTTGGGTGAAGAGGGAAATGATTTATATATCAATATAGTCAATGATTATGTAGAAGACGGGATGGAGATTGAAGTTGGAGCAAGTTCTGTAGATAAAATGCAAAAAAGAAGGGAAGCATATGAGCGAGCCCGTATGGGTATGACTGATCCTTTAACATTCTTTGAGGATACAGAGGTAACTAAACCAGAAGAGCGAACACTGCGTTTAATGCTATTCCAGTCTAGTCCAGAATTATATATACAAAAATATTTACAAAAAAGAGACACTAAAGGAATGGCACAAGAATTAATAAGAAGAAATAGGCAATTAGAAAACACAAACCAGAATCCTCAAGGACCTCCAATGGGAGGAGGAATGCCTAACAACAATCGTGTGATGGCACACAAAGATAAACCGCAGAATAAATCCTGGTTTAACAACTTCAGACATTTAGATAAAAATGATACAATTTAATATATATGCAAGATAATACAACAAAACAAAACGATAATAATAGTAAGCTAACAGAAGAGAAGGTTTTAAAAAAAGCCGAAGAGTTAGCAAGTAAAAAGAGTCAAGAGAATGCTCAGAAATTAAAAGAAGAGCTGATTAGTTCTCTGGCTGGCAGAAAAGAGGATGCCCTACCTTGGGAAAAAGAAGGTAAGAAAGATCCAGATAGTTGGCAACAGGTAATCAAAACTGCAGAAGAGAAGGCTTACAAGCGAGCTCAAAAAGCTTTTGATAAAAAACTTAATGAATTAGAGAAAAGAAGAGAACAAGCTAAAAAACAAGAATCAGAGAAATACAAAAAGAAAATGCTAAAAAAGCAGCAAGAATACAGTAGAGATTTCATGGATTTAATAGAAGAGGGTAAAGTTCAAATTGAAGATGAGGTTTTGGAGAAACTCAAAAAAGGCGAACAATTAGGACAAGATGAGATGAAAAAGTCCAAAGGAATAAAGACTTGGCAAAAGTTAAGAGATCTAGCTTATGAGAACAATACTAGTTTATATAAAGCATATCATAAGCATTATGACAAAGCTCCTGCTGGAGCAAACGCACCTGTTTTTGGTAACTTTGCCAGTAATCAAACACAATCAGAAGATGACTATACTTATGAGGAAATCAGAGCTGCAAGAAAGAAACTTGGGTTATAGTTTGACCTAAAACGCTTTTAGCTTTATAATAAGATTATATTAATAAGGATGAATAAACTCCCTAGCCGGGAGTTTTTTTATTTATAAATTAGTAAAATAGTAAAAAAAAGGAAAATATGGCTTTAGACGGCATACAACATGGTAATCGAGTTCAACATTTCTCGACCCCTCGTGAAGCTGCTATGATTGTGGACGCAATCCTAGATTCAAGCACATTAGCTTGTCGCTTTATGAGAATGGGAAAACCATTTAACTCACAAACAATATTAAAAACAATTAAGGTTGAAAAAACCGAACAAGGACAGTTCTTTAGAGGACTTACAACTCTTAATTCAGCAGCTGTGGATACTACTATTCAAATTGAGTTTTCACACAATTTATATCAGCATGCAATTGTTGATATTATGGATGAAGCATTTGCAAGAAGTACTCCAGATCAGACTATTGATGAATATCAATTCAGAAAAGAAGAAGCAATCGAAGAAATGATCGATGATTTAGCAGAAGCTTTTTATGGCACTGGAGCTGGTGAAAAACCATTAGGTTTAGAGGCTATTGTTGATGATGGCACTAATGTTAGTACATATGGTGGTCAGAGCAGATCAACATACAGTCAGTTAAATGCTACCTCAACTGCATCTGGTGGTGATTTATCACTATCCAAGATGGGTGCATTATTTGATGATGTGGCAGACACAGGCAGAAAAGAAATGCCAACTTTGTTTGCTACTACTTGGGACATTTGGACTCTTTATGAGAGTTTACTTAATCCTACAGTAGTTTCAAATGCACAAAATGTAGGATATCAAAAACTTGGTATTCAAGATTCAAGCATTAGTAGACCTGCAGAACTAAAGGGTGGACTAGGCTTCACTGTTTTAACTTATAGAGGTATTCCAATTTTGAGAGATAAAGCATGTCCTGCACAAACCATGTACTTGTTAAATGAAAATTATTTAAACTGGTATGGTAGAACCAAGACTCCTGCTGAATATAAATCATTCATGAAGAAAGTGAATTTGGGTAAAACTAAAGTAATTGAAAATCAACCAAATAAACCAAGTTCTTCACACGGATTTTTCTATCAGAACGAAATGATGATGCCAAATAAGGCAGGAATCATTGCTAGAATGTATGCTGTAGGACAATTACTTAGCACACAACCTAGAAGACTGGGGAAATTGACAGGAATTACTGGAGTAGCTTAAGGATTACATTATTAAAAATTATAGATTTCTAGAGTACTAGAGATCTCTAACACCTAGAGTACTAGGTAGTTAGGAAAGGGAAAATATTATGAGTGCAAGTTCAAGTTTTTTCACAGAAACATCTTCTGTGGCAGAAAACGCTTTAGGCACAATTGCCAACTTTAGAGATAAGACTTTTGTATATGCAAAAGCAGGTGGCACTAATCTTGCAAGAGGAAAAGTTGTAGTAGCTCCAACTCAGGTCGCAGACCATGAGGATATGAGCTGGGCAACTGTTCCTTCAGATGGAGACACAACCGTTAAGGTTACTCTTGGTGGGACTGCAGCAACTGCAGACTATTACAAGGGAGGTCAGTTAGTCGTTCAAGATGGAACTGGAGAAGGAAGAAGCTATAGGGTTGCCGGTAACTTGGCTGCTGATGCTGATAGTACTTGTACGGTTTATCTGGATGAGGCTATTGATACTGATGGTGCTGCTAGTGAAACTAATGTAGATTTAGTCGCACATCCTTTAAGTGGTGTTGTGATTAGTGCTACAGATCAGGCAGATATGGCAGTTGGTGTTCCGGTTGTAGCTATAACCAAGAATTATTATGGTTGGCTACAAGTTGGTGGACCATGCAGTGTTTTATTTGATGAAGCAGTTGCTGCTGGTGTTGATGTGACAATCGGCACAGGGGTTGCTGGAGCTGTTGAAGCTGCAGACGCTGCTGGTGAACAGGTTTTAGGTACAGTATACGGCTCTGCAGGAGTTGCTACTGAATATCAACCAGTTTACTTGAAATTAAATGACAAATATATTTAATTGATAAATCTAGTCTCTCTTACGCTCAGGGAGACTAGAATTTGTTAATTAAACAAAAAAAAGGAAAAATATATGAGTTTAAAATTAGAACAATTTATTCCAGTAGTCAATCAACAAGGAGTAAACTCAGATAAAGACGTTAGTTTTTCAGGAGATGTAACACTTTCTGGAAACTTAACTCAATCTGGAAGTGTAACTCAATCTGGAAGCGTAACAAACACAGGTCAAACCACCATGAATGGAGTAGTTGTAGGATACATAAGTAAATCTGAAAATTATACAACCACCACAAGCGATTATATTGTGGGAGTAGGTGATCCTGAGGGGGGAGCTAATATTGAATTAGGAACAGCTACTGTTGAAGCAGGACGATTGGTAATTATTAAAGATGAAGGCGGACTTGGAAATATTACAGTTTCAACAGAAGGAAGTGAAACCATTGATGGATCAGCAACGGCTTCAATTGGTGCAGATGGAAATTTATTTCTTTATTCTAATGGAACTAATTGGTTTAGTATGAAATATGAGTAGTATGAAATATGAGATATAAATTTATAATTGACATAAAAAATGGCAAAAGGTTTATAAAGGGTAGTCTTAATATTAACAAGGATCAGGCTTTTTATAACTTTGATAAAATGAGTTCTCCTATGGATGAAGAAACTTTGGGTTTTTTTAGTGATTTAATGAAAATTATGAAAGAAGATAAACAAGTTAGAAAAATAGTAATAAGGAAAGAAGAATGACACTCAAAGCAAGAAATTATAGTCCAGCTGTCACACAAGGAGCTAAATGGACTACAGATGATATTGAAAACTTAACAGTTGATGTGGATGCAAGTGACGTTGATATAGCAGATTCTGGTAGTTTAATTGCTGCAGAAAATGCAGAAGGAGCTTTGCAAGAAAATAGAGGGTTGATTGATGATAATACAAACCATACAACTAGTACTGGTGAAGATCATTTATATATAAATCAAGATGTTACTACAAATTCTAGTCCTACTTTTGATGGGACTAATTTTACTGGTATTCCAAATAGTGCTTTAGATGAAACTTATTTACTTGCCGATGGATCGGTGTCATTGACTGGTGATTTGGATGTGAGTGGATATGATATAACAGCAGATAATATTTATGTTGCAAGTGGCGGATATATTGGTGTAAATGGTGGTGAAGGATTTACTTTTAGTGATACAGACGCTTTAATTACTGCAAATAGTGCATTTAAAATTGATAGCAATGAGGTTGGTGCTGATTTTGAAATAAAAAATAACACAAATCAAGCTTCACTGGAAATTATATCAGATCAAAGAGCAGCAATTTTGAGAATAAGAGCGGATTATGATCAGGTGGGGACTGGAGCAACGTCTGATGAATGGGGATATATAACATTTTTTAGAGGTGAAAATCAAAAAGCAACCATTATGAATGATTGGGCTAATGATTATTTAATATTTGAAGTGGGACCAGGTAAATATATTACTTTTAATTATGATGGAGATGTTGGTATTGGAAATCAAGATTTTAATTATAAATTAGAAGTTACTGGTACTGCTGGACTTAAAGATACAGAAACAATTACAGGAAGTGTCACTGATGATTATTCTAGTAGCTTAACTCTTTATCCTTCTTATACGGCAAACGACGCATCTAGTTTTACTATTACAAGGCATAATTACATGAACATAATAAACCTAACAGCCAGTAATACTGGAGCAGGAAGTCTGACAGTTAGTGATGCTTGTTTATTTAGATTTAATGAAGATTTGGGTACACATCAAGCTACAACTAATACTGATAAAACAGGGAATACGGTAGGAGGATCAATTAAGGTAAATATTAATGGAACACTTTATCATATAGCACTTTATGCAGATAGTTAATAAAGGAGAGATTTTATGAGTTTAAAAGCAAAAAACTATAGTCCTCTTGTAAAGTATGGAGCTAAATGGACTACAGATGATATTGAAAACTTGACAGTTGATGTGGATGCTAGTGATGTTGATATAGCAGATTCAGGAGATCTAATAACCTCAGAAAATGTAGAAGGTGCTTTTCAAGAAAATAGAGCTTTAATTGATACAAATACTGTTGAATATAAAGAAGCTAGCAGTAGTGGAACTACCACTCTTACTAGCTCTATAACAATACCTACTGATTCATATACCTATTTGGTGGCTACAATGGATTCTTCAAATAATATGCATTTATATATTAATGGCACAGAAGATACAAATAGTCCCAAAGCTGGATCTAGTCCAAGTGAATGTACGGCAAGAGATGTATCATTTGGAATTAGACCACAAAATGATGATGGTGGTGGTTATCCAACTTGTGGTGGCGGTGCAGTAACAGCTTATAATCAGTTTAGAGGTATAATTGCAGAAGCAAGATTGAGAGGATATGAAATTCCTCAAGAAGAAGCAGAATTAACTTATAACCTAATTAATAATTCAGACAATTTTATAACTACTAGAGTAAGAAAATCAAATGTAGTAATTTATTAAAGGAAATTATGGCAGACAGCAAAATAACATCACTAACAGAAATAACAAGTTGGGCATCAGGTGATACTCTAGCAATTGTAGATGTGTCTGATACATCTCAAGCTGCTAGTGGTACAACAAAAAAAATTACGGCAGGCAACACTTTAGACAAATTTATCCAAACTGATGGTTCTGTAGAGCTATCAGCAGATTGGGATACAGGAGATGCTAACAAAATCATTACAGATCAAATTCAAGCTAGAGATACTGATGGATTAAAGTTAACTGATTCTTCAGGAGACGGGCTTTTTGTTGACTCAGGAAGTGTGTTAGTTAACACAACTACAGCTGGATCTGGACTTTTTCATATTCAAGGCAGTGCAACAACTGGAACAGAAGACTTATTAAGCATTACTACAAGTGCAGGAGCAGGGACTGATGGAGAAATTAAGATGGGGTTTGATGAGGATAATGATGAATACTATTTAACCAGTAGCACCTCAACTCGTCCTATAAACTTTTATGTAGGTTCTGATAATAATTTCACAATTAATGATACTAACACAACCTTTAATGATCTCTTAGTAATCACAGAAGACCAAACCTTAACTGGAGATGTAACGGATAATACTAGTAGTAAAGCTCAAATTACCCCTGCATATACAGTAACTGATGGAGGAGATCATACTGTTACCAGACATAATTATTTGTTAATAGATAATGTAAGTAAAACTGAAACTTCAGGAACTATTACTATTACTGATGGAGCAGTTATGAGATTTGATGCTGACGCTGGCACTCATGTTTGTATCGACGCAGGAACTACTAAAAGTACACCAGGAACTGTAAATGCGTGGGAAAAAGTAAATATTAATGGAACAATCCATTATATTCCCTGTTATACAAGTAAGACAACTTAGTGTATAATAAATTACATGGACTTAAAAAAAGTATTAGTTAAGCTTGATAGTCTTAAAAAACTTCTATCTGTTATACAAGATTATACAAAGAAGCTTGATGAGCGAGAAGAATTTTTAGATAAAAAAGAGCGTCAAATTGTACTTCGTAAAGAACAAAACCTCAAAATTAAAAATAAGGCTAATCGTAGATTAAATGATATTGATCTTCGTGAAAAGAGAATTAAAGATGAATTAAGCTTACTTAGCAGTGAAATTAACGCTTTAGAAGAGAAACAAGATGTATTAGATTTAAGAGAAAAAGAGCTTGACAAAAGAGAGATGGAGCTTGACAATAGAGAGGAAAAGATAAATGCCAAAGAAAACTAAAAAAATACCAGAAAAGAAAAGTGCTAACACTTTATTGAATAAATTTTTACAGGATAATAATATTGAATTATCAACTATCGTAAAAGAGGTAGAAACTATTAAAGATGATGAGGGCATTTTTCTTATTAACAAACCAATTATTAAGATAATAGCAAAATATAGAGATGATGGCATATAAACCAGTTTCAAGCAAACAATTAAAAAAACGGGCGGAAGCAGAAAGAAGAAGCCTTGATATTATTAGAGTTCACAATGTAACTGCTCAAGATAGAGCGGTAAAGTGGAATATGGCTATTAGTGGACAAAAATGGGTTGTTCCAGCATATAAAAAAGATGTAGGATATGGTAAAGGCAATCAAGATTTACCCAGATTTGTAGCAGAAAAATTTTTAAAAGAATTGATGGAACACATTATTAATGTGAAATGGAAAAAATGGTGGGAAGAGTATAAAAAAGAATTTAATAAAGGCGAATATATTCATAAATATGAACAACAGCAAGCTATAACTGTTAACAACTACAAAGGTAGAGAAGTGTGGCAAAAATATGCAGATAAGATTTGGTTAGGAGTAGTCAAAGAACACGGCAAAGACACCTATGAAGAGCCTCAAGAAGATATAATACACCAAAAAGGAATCAGAGAAGATATATTAGACTCTATTGGAGACAAAATTTATAAGAAAAAAGCAAAATTAATGGGAGAAATTAGCGATGAAACTAAGAAAGAAATTTGAAACAATTTTTGGACAATCTATAAGCGATGAAGAGACAATGGATGTGTATATAGATAAAATGGATAGTTTAGGTCGAGTAGATCTAAAAAGTATTATTAAAATGATTAAAATTATTGCAACAGAACTTGATACTCTAGAAAAATAGGAAAAATTGAATTATAATAAATTTATTGTTGGAAGTTTAAACTCCCCTGATGGGGAGTTTTTTTATAGGAAAAGAATTTATGAGACGTACATTTAGCCAACTTATTCAAGATAGTAAAAATCTAGCATTTGATGACAACTCTATCAGTTATGGAGGCATCGAATCTGTGGAAGATTTTATTAAAAATTCAATTAATCAAACAGTTGAATTTATAAAAGCAGATTGTGGAATTTTTAAAACAAAAGAAAGAATAACTTTAGACACTGTTGAAGATCAAATTTATTATGATTTACCAATAGATGTTAATCAGATAGAGAGTGCTACACTAGAGCTGAATGGTATTGATTATCCTTTAAGATTTATTCACGACCAAGTAGCCTGGGATGAAACACAAGAAATTGATGTGATGAGTGTGACAATTCCTCAATATATCTTTTTTAGAGGCGATGATGTGGGTATATACCCAACTCCAAGCACTGATGATTTAACTATTACTCTTGTTATCAACACTCATTCTTCACCAATGTCACATCTAGATGAGAATAATGGTGAAGTTGATGTGACTAATGGTAGTACTACTGTTGAGGGAACTGATACGGTTTTTGATGATTGGATGGTGGGAGCTTATTTTAAATCAGAAAATGATAGTTATTTTTATAAAATTGCTAGTGTCACAGATTCAGACACAATTGAACTGGCAAAAAATTATGAGGGAAGTACTGCTACTGGACTCTCTTTTAATATAGGACAATCTCCAGATATTCCTCAAGAATTTCATAGATTTATTCCTTACCGAGTAGCATCTCTTTATTATGCAGGCTACAGGTCTGATATGACTAAAGCACAAAATTGGAGTAATTATTTTTTCACAGAAGATTTTAATAACAATAATAAAACCAATTATATCAGGGGTGGTTATCTTGGTGCTAAATATAGGTATAATAACCAAGGCAGAAATACTAGTCAAATAGTATATACTAATAAACCAAAGCAAAAACCTTTTGAATATCAAAATTGGGCATTAGATGTGACGGTAGAATAATAATGAGTAAAAAATCAATAGGCAGTCAAACAAACTTCTCTGGTGGTATTGCTATAAGCAAAAAGCAAGGTATACCCAATTCATTTGCATTTGGACTTAACATAGATCACAGGAGTGATCCTACGAGCGTTCGTATTAATCCTAAAAGTGAAAATATTTCTAACAATCAGGTAAAAGATTTAATTCTTTGGGGACAAAGAGCCTGTGATAGATTGTATTTTTATGATCAATCAGGAAATATTTACTTACGAGAATCAGATACTACAAGTTTGGTGCATACAGCAGCCAATTCATCAGGTAATGGACTTATTTATTTTGGTGAAGAGGATGCTTTGTATTATGCACAGGATAAAACGCTAGGAAGGCTCTCCAATCCGTGTACAGAGGATAATTTTATAGACGACTATTTAGCAAGTGAAGGTGGAGATCCCACCAATCAAGCATCACTTATCTTAGAAGCTGATAGCTCTCAATATTTAAATAAAACTGATACCACTAGTCTTAGCCTTACAGGAGACTTGTCTTTTGAGGCATATATTAAACCTGAAAGTTTGCCTTCAGGAGATGAAGAGCAAATAATTTTATCTAAGTGGAATGAGAACGGGAATAAGAGAAGCTATAGATTTGGTATAGGTACAGCAGATGATTTTTTTGGAGATGGTTCAGATGGAGATATCACAATTAGCTCAAATACAGAATGGGATCCGATTGATAGTACCTGTAGTGGCACTGCGGGGACAAAAACATTGAGTGCTACTAATAGTAGTTTTTCAGCAGGACAGCAGATTTTAATTATTCAAAATAGAGGAAATATTTCAGGATACTATGAGTTAAATGAAATTAAATCATATACAGCAGGAACTATTACAACAGTTAAACCTCTTCAATTAACTTATTCTTCAGGCGATTATTTACAAAGCGGAAATGCAGTTAGAACACAAGTCATAGTAATTCCTCAATACAACAATGTAACAGTAAATAGTGGAGCAACGTGGAGTTGTAAAGATTGGAATGGAACAGTAGGCGGTGTGATGGTGTGGAAAGCTAAGGGCACAGTTACTATTAATGGAACAATCAATGCTTCACACAAAGGCTTTAGAGGTGGGGCTATGAACACGCTCACAGAGATGGATCCTGAATGTCAGTGTCACAGCGATGATTTTTGCCCTGGAGCAGGTCAGTCTGGTGAAGATCAAAAAATTACCAATAGACCAACTACATATGATGCTAGCAATGCATTTGCTAATCAATATTATAATGGATTTCATGTTAGGTTAGTGGATGAGGGAAATCCTTATCCATTTTGTACGGTTTCAGATGTAGTGCCACCCATTGGTGGTGGAGGTGGAGGTGGAGCAGGAAGCAGACATGATGATGTGGGTGCAGGCGGAGCTGGTGGCAGTTATGGGACTAAGGGTGAGAATGCTCCAGATCCTATTAATCCTGATTTAAATGGATATGGTGGAAATTCTGGTAGCACTTATGGAGATGCACAATTGTCACGAGTGCATCTGGGAGCAGGTGGTGGAGGCGGCGGTAAAGGCAGGGGAACTAAATCTTTGAGTGCCTTGTATGCAGGAGACGGTGGTGGTGCTTTAATGCTTTTTGGAAACAATTTTACAGGAACAGGAGCTATTACAAGTGATGGACAAGACGGAGCAGATGTACCCCCATATCATGATAGAGGAGGTTGTGGTGGAGGAGCGGGAGGTAGTATTTTAATAAAGATGAATACTGGTGATTTTTCTGATATAAACGTTACATACAATGGTGGAAGCGGAGGAGATGGAGCTCCTGCAGATCCTGAATATAATACAAGAGGCGGAGACGGTGGTAGAGGCAGAAGTCATGTTGATTATGGAACTAGCTTTACTGGCGGTGGCTGGGGAGAAACCTCAACAAAAGACAGCTCTCTTGCAGATGCAGATAATTTAATTCTATTTTTAGACATTTCAGATGATGGAACTAGTTTTGAGCGATATTCCGTTGATATATCAGATCAAATAGAAACAGGAGTGTGGAAAAGGTGGGGAGTAGTTTGGGATGCAAGTACTTCTAGTGCAGAATTTTTCAAGAATGGTATATCTTTGGGAACTCGTACTGGGTCGAACACATCCATAGATGATAATAATAGTGACTTTTTGGTTGGAGCAAGTTTAGACGGATCAGCCAGTCCAGAGAATTTTTATGATGGAAAAATTGATGATGTTCGTGTTTGGAGTGACAAACGAACTGATAGTGAAATGGTTAATAATAATGACAAAATATTAAATGGTGAAGAAAACAATTTGGTAGCTTATTATAAATTTGATGAAACACTTGTTGACAGTCAAGCGTCTGCTAATAATAATCTGTCAGCTAATAGCAGTGGAGGCAGTGTTGATCTGATCTTGCAAGAAGATGATTCAAGTAAAATTTTGCAAGAGGATAGCATAGGAAGCATTACACAGGAAACTGATGCACAACTTGATTTTAGTGATGATGTTCCATTTTATGGAATTACAGATAGAAATGATTTAGATTTAAGTAATGATGTCACAGGAGATACATACACATTACTTACTATTATTAATGAAGAAGCAGATCAGAAAATTGAAATAACTCCAACTAAAGATCCGCAAAAAAGCTTGATTTTAGACATAGATACTGTAGGTACTGGAGATTGGACTATCACAATTCATGATGCTAGCAATAACACGGTGGCAAGTCTTACCGTTGAAAATGAAGAACTCTATACTGGGCTTTATGAGTTTATTTTCGATGATGTGTGGAGACCGACAATTGGCAGAACCTATCATATTCACGTCACCAGCAGCGTGAGTGATGCTGCTATAGTTAGTAGTGTTAATGATGACCTATCAACAGCTAGATACTTTTTATATTACCAATTTTTGATAGATGATGCATATCATCCTATGACACAAATGCTAAATTTTATTGTGATAGGAAATGAGCGATACGTAGGAAAACTTGAAGGCGGTGGTATTTTTGAACCTAATCACATAATTTTGCCTAGCTCTTATCGAGTTAGATGTTTTGCTAAATGGAGAGAATATTTAGCAATTGGAGTTACTAGAGGTGATGCGATTACAGATTATGATGAAGGCTACATCTTCTTCTGGGATGGAACTAGTGATACTTATAACTTTTTTGTAAAAGTACCTGAAGGTGGTATTAACGCATTATTTACAAGAAAAAACACACTTTATGCAATAGCAGGATATCAGGGTAAAATCCTAGCCTATAATGGTGGTGAGGGAGCAAGCATAGTTCATAAAATCCCTGGTGTTGATTTAGATGAGACTCTAGAAATTGCACCAGGAGCAATGACAATGTGGAGGGGTAATATTATTATTGGTGGAAGTTTAGATACAGATAGTGAAGAAGTATACAAGGGAGCTTATACTTATGGTAAATTAAACACATCTTATCCAATGAGTTTAGGGTTTGAATATAGCACTAGTCTTGGAACACAGACTGATAGTGATATAAAAGTTGGTATGGTTCATCCATTTGGTTCAGAATTATATATGTCATGGGGACAAGTTGGAGGATATGGACTTGATAAAATTTCAATTACAAACGATTGTTTTGAAGAAGCTAGTCTAGAATTACTTATGACTGATTCTGATTTAATTAGTGATGATAAAAAGGTTGGATTAGTAATAAGAGCTGAATTTGAAGAATTAACTAGTGGACAAAGTGTAAAGTTAAAATACAAAAAAAACAGAGATGAAAATTGGACTATTCTTACAGAACAGAATGGACTAGGGCAAACCAGTGCCAGGGAAACATTAAGAGGTAGATTAAAAGAATTACAGTTTGGAGTTGATTTAGAAAGCGAGCAAGGAGATCCTATTATCTTAACAGGACTCACTTTAGAAATGGCAGCAGATAGGGGAAGACATGCCTAAAAGACATGAAAATGTGTTTATGGGAAAATTAGATCCTATTGATGAAAAACAAGATGAAAATATTATTCATCAATCGCAAATAGTGCCAGGAACTATAAAGCAGAGGCACTTAGAGGCTAATAGGTATTTAATACAAATCGGCGGAATAGCTAGTAGACCAGAAACACCAACATCGCTTTTTTATTACGCAACTGATGAAGATAAGCTATATTTTTATAATAGCGGATCTTGGAAGTCTGTTAGCTTTAGTTAATTTATGCTATAATCAGTTTATTAGGATGTATTAACTCCCCTCATGGGAGTATTTTTTATATATTATGCCAACATACAGTGAATTTGATATACCAAAATTAGACACACAATTTGATTTGGGTAAACAAAAAAAAGAACAAGAACAATACCTATCAGGTTTTAGGAAAGCTCTAGCAGGGCAAGAAAGATTGCCTGCTATGAGGGAGAGGTATGCAGAAACTTTTGGACTACCACAGCTAAGAGAAAGAGAACAAGATTATTCAGAATTAGCAGGAAATCTAGCAAGCCAAATCAGAGCATTACCAGAAGACGTAGCAGGAAGAACTAGAGAAAGTTTGGTTACAGATCCACAGAGACAAAGAATAATACAAAAGCAACAAGAGCCACTGCTTCAAGGCTTACAAGATGTAGGCACACTTGGAGCACAAACCGCACAACAGATAAGCCAAAGAGAAAGACAATTGGGAACAATGATGGGACTAGAACAAGCCCAACAGAACAGAGAACTCATGCCTTGGCAACAGAAATATGATTTAATGAACGTGAATCAAGCAAGAGAAATGACTGGTTGGACGTTTGGTAAAGAGATGGAATTAAATCGCTTGCTTAACAATGCTCAAATGGGTATGCAACTGGATCAAGCAGAGCAAAATAGATTACACCAACTAGCTATGCAAGAACAAGATTTTGAAAATAGATTAGAAGAGATGGAGTTTACACAGGATTTAGATCAAGAATTTATAGCCGAGCAGGGGGTTTTTATGGAAAACTTATTTGGTGAAGTTGGCACGGGATGGTTGTAATGCAAAATTTTGGATTTAAACTACCAAAATATAGAAAACAAACTAGATTAGATGATTTGAGTAAGTATATGAAACCAAGTCCTACAGAAGTTGATTTTATGGGAGCTAATGTAAATATGAATTTACCAAGAATTACAAAGCCTCCTATAGGCCCTAGTAAAATGGATGCAACTGGTATGAATTTAAATCAACCAATTATTGGTCCTATGCCAGGAAAAAACAAAAGACAAAATGTAACACCTACTATTACACAGGTTTTTGGAGCCAGAGGTGCTCATGAAAAATATAGTGGTGGTGTCAATTATGGAACAGATTTTGCAGTACCAAGAGGGACACAGGCTAAACTGCCTAAGGGTGAATGGCAAGTAATAGAGAGTTTTGACAAAGCAACAGTTGGTGGACCTGGAAACGTCCAAGCCAGCTTAAATAGAGGATACGGCAATTCTGTGTTAGTTAGAAATAAAGATACAGGTGAAATGCTAAGATTTAGTCATTTGCGACCAGGCGGTGTGTTTGTTAAACCGGGACAAACCATTAAGGGTGGAAATGTGATAGGAGAGACTGGAGCTACAGGAAATACTGCAGGAAAGACGGGACAGCATTTAGATTTAGAGTATTATACGCCTAAAGGAAGATTGGCAGATGTATTAAGAACAAATTATTACAAGGAGATATTTTAAAATGCCAGATACATTATCAGATCAATTAGCACGAGCTATTCAAAAATCAAAAGAGCAAGGTGTGTCTGATGCTGCTATTAGTGCGGGTTTAAATAATTTTTTAGCTCTTTATGCACAACAAATGAATGAAAAAAGAGATAGAGCATTAAGAGAAAGAGCTTTAGAATTACAATATGGTGATACTGGATCTAGTGATTGGGGAATAATAGAGCAACAAGCTAGTGGTCAGGAAGGATTTCCTGATGTTGAATTTGGTACTAATGAGGTACAAGTAGAACTTCCATCGGGTGATTATGGTTTTAGTACAGCTTATCCAGAAGAGATGGCAAAACAGCAATCTCCATCATTATCAGACTATATGGTGTCTGGAGAAGCTTCTAAAGAAGATTTGTTTAGACAAACTCCAGCTATGAAAGAATCTGAAAATAAGCAATCTAAAGCTCCAATACTAACTCCAAATTCTAATATTTCTATTGAGAATATAGATAATCAGACTCCCAAAGACTCAACATCATTTCTTGAAAAATATATATCTATGCCAATTATGAATATGAGAAAAAGATTAAGAAGAGAGCCTAGGTTTAAAACAAGAGAAGAAGCATTAGAATATATGAGGAAATAATATGCCATCATTAAACTTTTTAAATCCACAAGATGTAGAAAAATTCAGACAAACTGCAAGATCGTATGGTAAATCTGATGAAGAAATAGAAAAGAAAATACTGAATAGAGCAAAACAGCAAGCTACGTTAAGAGAATTACAGTCTCCATCCAGTCAAACAACAGAAACGCAAGAAGAGGGTAGAAAGGCTTTAAATGCGATTAGTTTAATGGAACAGAAATATTTTGGTGGAGATTTAGCAGAAGGAAGAAATATTTTAGCTAGGGGCAAAAGATTGGGAAGGGGTTTGTTTAGTGGTATTACTGGACCAACACAGCAACAACAAGAAATAAGATCATATAAAGCAATGAGAGATCTTGCTATTCCACTGATTAATAGGGCAATTGGTGCTGGTGCTCCACAGAAAACTGAATTAGAAGCATTATTAAAAAATATTCCAGATGAAACTTCAACAGAACAAGAGGCAAGAGATTGGTTCAATACCACAAAAATGCTTTTATCACAAAATGCTAATTTAGAAATGCAAACTGATATGAGCACTCCATCACTATCTTTAGGTGGGGAGCAAGCAACTGGTGTAAATATAAAACCAGTTTTAAATCTCGAGGGGGAAGTAGCAGATGTGGGTGATTGGACATATAATAAAGAAAGTGGAGTTTTACAAAAAGTTGAAGATTTGCCTTATGATCCAGATGTTTTTAAAACAGTAAAAACTGTGGATGAAGAAACTGGAGAGGAAAAATCAACTGGTGCTATTGATAGTAAATTAATTAATTTTTTAGCAAATAGTGAGTTTTTACCAATCGCAGGCAGTATAACTGGAGGTATATTTGGTGGAGGATTAATTGGCGGTGCTGGTGGGGCAATGGCTGGAGAAGCAGCCAAACAGGGGTTGTTAAATTTACTCAATCCTAATGAAACAAGCCTAACAAGATCAGCACAAGCTGTTCTAACAGAAGGTTTAGTGGATGCTGCATTTTCGGGTTTAACTATGGGTGTTGGTAAAATTGCTGGTAAAGGTTTTGGATTAATATTCAAACAGGGAGCAAAAGAGGGAACAGAAGCTATTGGTAAAGAATTGCTTGAAGCTGGAATGAAAGAAGGAATCGAAAAGTTTGGTGGAGAAATAACAGAAGCAGGATTGAAAAAAGCAGCAGGAGAAACAATGCAAACTGCTGGTAAAGAGCTTGGAGATATTTCAACTAAAGAATTTATTGAATCATCTGGCGGTGAATTTTTAGAGCGTTTAATGAGAGAAACTGATGGTAGTACTAAAGGTTTATCAAAATGGTTTGAAAATCAAGGAATAAGAAAAATTAAAAATCTTTATAATATAACTCCTAAAGAAGATGCATTATTCAAAAAACAATTTGGAGTTAGTGTTTCAGAAGCTTTGCTAAAATTTGGAGATGCTGGTGATTTAGAAAAGATATCTAAAGCTGCTGGAATAATTAAAGAAAATAATGAGAATACATTTAAAAAGCTGTTAACTGGAAAAATAAAAAAAGATGATGCTATAAAATTAATAGATGATGGAATTGAGAATGCAAAAAAGATTGCTAAAGGACCAGAGGTAAGTAAAGGAATAAAGGCTTTAGAAGAATATAAGGAAGAATTACTTGATCTATCAAAGAATAATTACATTCCAGATATAGAATTACAAAAAATAAAGAAGGGTATGGCTGATATTGCACATGATGTTAGTGGTCATTATGCCTCACCTAAAAAAGCAGTTATTGGAGCGGCAGAAAGAAAAATAAAAGAATATTTAACAGAAAAATATGGTAAAGAATATGTGGGAACTAATTTAAAATCACGTTTTACATTTTTACTTGATGAACTGGGAACTGAAGCAATAGAAAAAGCCAAACAAAAGAACGCTTTAAAAGATGTGCTTACTATTTGGGATGCTGCATTATATGGAGTTAATCCAACATTTTTCTATACAAAAAAAGGATACGATGTACTTAGTAAAGCGTTACCAGAAAAACACAAAACGAAATTCTATCAATCCGCTTTTAAAGTATTAAAGAACATGCCTAGAACTGCTCAAACAAAACAAAGAATGAGAGCTCTTTTAATGGGAGCTATGAAGGATGGTATACCAATGACCGTTGGTGAACAAACTCTTAAAGCTGGTGCTAGAGGAGTGAGTGCTTTTGATTTATATGAAGGTTTAAATTCAAATCCAGATAAAGAATCAATGAATAAGGCAAAAGAACAAATTCAACAAAACCCATCATTAAATTTGGGTGAAAGCAAATCATTAGATCAAGGTGGCGGAATGCCAAGTTTAAAATTAACACCGAGTGTAGATTATGATTATAAGCAATTACAAAGTAGACCATTTTTATATAAATAGGAAATTATGCCAGTAAAACCAAATGCAGGACTATCAAGTGCAGTACAACAGGCACTACAAAGAAGACAGGCTGGAGGAGCTACCCCACAACTATCACAGGTCTCGCCTCAAGCTCCTGTTGATAATCCCGTACAACCGATGAATCCTAGCCAGATGGGGCAACCCAGTATTCCTAAAGCTGGAAGTCAAGCTACTAGTGATCCAGAAAGTGAAATGATTATTAAAGCACTGATTGATACACTAAAAACTAATAACAAACTAAAAACACAGGCTGCTACACCAGCAGAACCTACACCACAATTACCTATGGGTGGAGGATATTATAAAGACATGGGTGGTGGTGGAAATCAAAAATTTATTCAAAACAAAATACCAATTTTAAGAAATGAGGGATATCCTCAAGATCAAGCAGTTGCTATAGCACATTCTATGGCTAACAGAAGATCTTAAACGAAAGGAGATTATGAGTATTTCAAATCACATAACAGATAGAGAGCATGGCAAATTTACAGCAGTTGATGTGGATGGATCAGATGTACCAGCAGTACGCATCGTGAATCCAGATGGCACAATTGTTGGCGGAACGGGAATCAGCGAAGATGTAGAGGGAGGAGCAGTAACCGTAGGAACTAGTGAGGTAGAAATTACATTTACGGGCAAAACAGAATCAGTATTAATTCAGGCAGATCAATCTAACACAGATTATATTTATATAGGAAAAACCGGAGTTGCAACTGATGGAACTGGAGTTATAGCTAAATTAGATGCAGGAGATGTGTTAGAGCTGTCATACAATGATTCTGATAACGCTTTATATGCAATTAGTGGAACTGCTAGTCAAACTATTTATAAGGGAGCGTTAATTTAGGAGGTAATTTATGAGTAATATTAAATTAAGACAAAGTGGAGTAAAACCAAAGGGAAGAGTTGGTGGTCAATCCATATATGGAGGAACAGTTAGTGGTGATGATTTAACGCTTTTTGATAATCAAGTTGATGGTAATGATGTTACTGTTACACAAATAATTGAAAGTTACGATCACATCTCATCTGATGGCAGCAGTCACACCCTTATAGACCAAGACGTGACAAGTGGTTCCAGCCCAACATTTGACGGTACAAACTTTACAGGCATACCTAACGGAGCAATGGATGAAACATACATCAACGCAGACGGGACAGTTTCTCTTTCTGCTAACT